GTGCCGACATTAAACCTATTTGTTATTATGATTATAAGGAACCTGAAGAAAGATTTGTTACTAATAGAGAAACAACTTTTTATGTTTGGGAAAAACCTATACCAAAAGCTAATTATATTATAGGAGGCGACGTTGCAAGAGGTGATAGTCATGACTTTTCAACATTGCAAATAATTAATGCCGACACTTTAACTCAAGTGGCCGAATTTCAGGGAAAAATTCCTCCGGATATTTTTGCTGAATTGGTTTTTAGGGCCGCAACAGATTATAATATGGCATACGTTTCTATTGAGGGAAATAATCACGGATTAGTAACTACACTTGCTCTTAGAAATACATTAAAATACCCCTATGATAAAATTCATCACTCTAAATCAATAAAGAAAATTTATGTTAGATATGGTGGCGTTAATTCTATTGACCCAGATAGTGAAATACCTGGCTTTCAAACAACACCAAGAACAAGACCTTTACTTATGAATTGCTTGGTAAAATACATGAGAGATAGTGAGGTAAAAATAAATTCAAAAAGACTACTTACAGAATTTAGAACATTTATAAATAAAGGTGAAAAGCCGGAACATGCTGATGGTTATCATGATGACCTTATTTTTGCTTTTGCAATAGGTTTGTTTATGAGGGATACTGAATTTGATAACGTATTTAAGAGTAAAGAGTTTTATAAGGCAATGTTGGATTCTATAAGTTATAATGCAAGTTCCGGAACAGGAAGGCCTGTTAATGTAGAAAAAGATGTTAAAAAGAACATTCAATCCCCAGATTCTGACTTAGGTTGGTTGTTTGGCCCAATAACAGGATAATGGTTTACTTTGAGTATAAAAAATGATTAATTTGTAAATAATAATATATAAAGAAATGGCTGAGAATAATGATGATAGTATTTTTTCAGGGGTTTTTAAAGCCCTTAGAAGAGGAAGACAAGACGCAACCAAACCAGAAAGAAATGTGTTGACTAATGCACCTGTTGCCTCAAATCCATTTGAGTCTAAACAACAAAAACAACAAGAATTTTTAGATATACAATCTAATAAGGTTGCAAAAGACCTTTATTCTAGGTCTCTTTATTATGAAGCAGATAGACTTGCTTCTTATTTAGATTTTAGAGCGATGGATTTTTCTCCAGAAGTTTCTGCGGCGCTTGATATTTTAGCAGATGAATGCGTTACGAAAAATGAGCGCGGAGAAATTGTAGCAATATATAGCGACAATTCAAGAGTTAAAAAAGTTTTACAAGATTTATTTTACAATGTTCTTAATGTTAATTATAATCTTGGTTTTTGGGCGAGAGAACTTTTTAAATATGGTGATTTGTTTTTAAAACTAGAAACAGACCAACAACAAGGAATTTACGACATTATACAACTTCCAGTTGCTGAGATGCATAGAGAAGATAATCCAGACCTTAAGCTTGGAAGAAGTGTTTTTAGATGGGATGTTGGAAATATGTTCTTCGAAGAATGGCAGGTTGCTCACTTTAGAATATTATCTGATAGCACAAGATTGCCATACGGTCGTTCAGTGTTGGACCCAGCTAGAAAATTGTGGAAACAATTACAATTAGCAGAAGATGCTATGCTTGTATATAGATGTGTTAGAGCTCCGGAAAGAAGAGTTTATTATATTGAGGTTGGAAATATTGACCCAGCTGACGTTCCTCAATATATGGAAAAAGCTAAGGCGCAAGTAAAAAAAGCTCCTATGGTAGACCCATCAACTGGAAATGTTAATTTAAAATATAGTCCAATTACTTATGAAGAAGATTATTTTCTTCCAGTAAGAGGAGATAAAAGTTCGCGTATAGAAACTTTACCAGGAGCTTCAAACTTAGGAGATATTGCTGATATAGAATATTTGCAAAATAAATTATTCGCAGCTCTTAAAGTTCCAAAGCCTTATTTGAATTATGCAGAAACAATACCTGGAGGTTCGGCATTATCTCAGGCAGATTTAAGATTTTCAAGAACAGTAAACAGATTACAACAATTTTTAATTATTGAATTAAGAAGAATTGCTAATATACATTTATATCTTCTTGGTCTTGAAGATGATATTAATAATTTTGAAATAACACTTGCAAACCCTTCTTCTCAACAAGAATTGCTTAAGTTAGAAACAATGAAATCTAGGATGGAAGTGTTTCAGGCAATGTTTACTAATGATGCAACATCTCCAGTTTCTTATACTTGGGCAATGCAATACATTATGGGCTTTTCTGAAACTGAGATAAAACAAATTATTAGACAGAAAAAGATTGAACGTAAAATGTTTACCGAAATCGAAGGTGCCCCTGATGAATATATGGAAACTGGAATATTTTCTGACCTTGATAGAAAGTTTAGAAAACCAGGATGGACTCCTGGTGCAGGCGCAGGTGGAGCAGAAGCAGGTGGAGCAGAAGCAGGCGGTGTTGATGCTGGAGTTGGCGGAGGAATTACCGGTGGTGGCGGAATGGATATGGGTATGGGAATGCCAGATGTAGGCGCAGACATGGGTGCAGACATGGGCGCAGAAGCAGGCGGAGAAGCAGGCGGAGAAGCAGGTGGAGAAGCAGGTGGAGAATTACCTCCAGAAGAGCCGTTAGCAGAAAATAAAAATAAATTACAAAAACATAATGCTGTTGTAAATCATAGAACTAAAATGCTTATGGAAAATATTGAAAAGCACTTAAAGAGTCTTAACGAAGGAAGCAATAATGAAAGTAACGAAGAAAGAGAAATTTTAGATTGATAAATAAAAATCATGTTTTACGACGACCATAATATAGACGAGCAATATCAAAAATTAAGAAAACTTTTAGTTGAAACTGAAGGTGATTTATATAAATTTATAGGTAAAACTAAAAATGATACTGCTGCATTAAGAGCAAGAAAAGTTTTAAAAGAAATAGAAGAGTTAATTATTCCATTAAGAAAAAGCATACAACTACAAAGGCAAGACAATAAAGGTCAATACTAATGGATGATAATAAATTTAACAAACCCGATGATTTTGACTTTGTTATTTATGGAGAGGATACTCGATTTGTTATTTTTGAAAAAACTGAAAGTACATCTAAATTTTACATAAATAAAATGAAAAAATATTGGCATCACTCAACAAAAATTATTTTTAGAATATTAAATAATTTAGTTAAATCAAAACAAAACACATGAGTGGCGACACATTTACTTTGTTTAGCAAGACTGTATTAGTTGAAAAAACAAGCTCTGCTTTTATGTATTATCCTTTTTGTAACAACACCCTTATAGCAGAGGAAGGAAACACTTGTTTAACTTTTGAATTAAAAAGAGGAAAAAATAATGGAAAAATATAAAATATATCGACATATAGAAAAAGAAAAACCTATTACTAGAGTTGTGTTATTTGAGAAATGTAGAAAACATGATTTTGAAAATTTTGGATTAAAATATTGGTATGATAAAAATGGCAAAGTAATTAGAGTGGATAATGAAAACAGTACTATTGATTTTGGTAAAATTTCAATAACTGGAAGTACTTATTTAGATACTGGTTATGTTTTTGCTCCATACATACCTGCTCAATTAACTCCGGTTATTTCTGAGTTTAATAGTTTTGTTCCTAAAAAAACAATACAATCTCGATATGCAGCCACTAAAATCAACACTAATTATTATGGTGTTGTAACATTATAGTTATTCATTTACTTTTTCAAGTTTCTTATTAAATTTAAATAAAATTATTAGACATGGAAGACGAATTGCAAAAAAAGGGAAGCTCAACATATTTATGTTTACAAAGCCCTGACCACATTAGTTTTGAGGTAGATTTAGTTACATTTAGAGAAAAAGGCCAACAAACAAAATATTTATCATTAAGCTTTGTTGATGAAAATCATAATCCATCACAAGTTTTTACAAAATCACTCGACCAAGAGTCTTTTAATATGTTAAAAAAGTTTTTCAGTCAATTGGATTGGAATAGTTAACTATTCTTTTTTACCTATTTAATATAAATTCTTGCAGCATGAAAATAATCAAGAAGGTGACTTTTAGTAGAGCAAAATCTTTATCAGAAGAATACGGAATAATACAAGAAAAATTCCTTGAATTAAAAAACAAAGGTGGAAAAGAAGGGGTAAATAGAATAGAGTCTATTTCAAGCCTTAATTACTTTATTGTATTGGAATATGTTAACATGGCCGATAAAATAGATTACGATAAAATTTTTCCAAATGGTGACTTTATAGTAGATGTTGAAAGTTTGCTTAGTGAGCAAGATAAAGTTATTCAACATATAAGTAAAAGAAAACCAAATTATCCTGAAGTGTTTTATAAACTTGGCCTTATGCATGAAGTTACTGGTTGTTTTCTTATTGCAACAAGAAAGTTAAATGCGAACAACATTTCTACTAAGAATACAAAAAACACAATATCTGTAAGAATCAAAAATTCAAAATTACCTATTGAAATTGAAAATATGTGTAATGATTATTTTAACGTTAAATCAGAAATTTTAAATAAAGAAAAAGAGGAATTTAGCAGATTTAACAAATTAAGTTTTGAAGAACAAGACACTATACTTCAAAACATACTCCAAAACGTCAACACAGGCTCTGCGGAGTTCTTTTATTCACAAGATAATAAAAGTATCGATAAAAAAGAAGAGTCTTTGAGCGGCTATAGTAGTGTTAAATTAGATAATGCCTTTAATCAAAATATTGAAAGAATTACTAGTGTTGAGTTCTTAAAGTCTTTATTGGCAAAGGCTTTAGATAAAGAAAATTACCTATTTTGTGCCAAAATAAGAGATAGATTAGCTTTTTTAACTACAAAATAATAATCTTTTGTAACAAAATTGTATTTACTACGTTTAAAGTGTTAAACTAATATTAAACACACAATAACGTATGAAACAACTTAAAATTGTAAAATCAATAACAAATCGAAGTGATTTATCTGTTGAAAAATATCTTTACGATATTTCGAAAATTCCTTTAATTACAAGTGAAAGAGAGATTGAGCTCGCGAAACTAATAAAGAATGGCGATAAAAACGCACTAAATGAGCTTGTTAATTCCAATTTGCGTTTCGTAGTTTCAGTAGCTAAGCAATACCAAAATAGAGGCGTTGACTTTAAAGACCTTATTAATGATGGAAATCTTGGTCTTATTAAAGCTGCTGAGCGTTTTGATGAAACTCGTGGTTTTAAATTTATTTCCTTTGCTGTGTGGTGGGTTCGTCAATCAATACTTGACTCTATTGCCAATAATGGTAGGTTAATTAGAGTTCCTCTTAATAAAATAGGACTTCAAAATAAATTTTTAAAAGTTGTTTCTGTTTTAGAACAAGAACTTCAACGTCCTCCAAGTGATGAGGAAATTATGGAAAAAATGGAACTTGAAGCAAAAGAATTAAACGCATTAACTGCAGCCATGGGAAGAGTTCAGTCGTATGATGTTCCTATATCTAGCTCCGATGGAACCTTAACTGTTATGGATGTTTTAATTTCGGATGATAATATAGAAAATAGTCCAGACATTTCATTAATGAATGAGTCAATTAAATCTGACATAAACAGAATTTTAGAAACATTACATCCTAGAGAGAAAAACATTGTTGAAAGTTTTTTTGGGTTAAATGGCAAACCCACAATGAGTTTGATTGAAATTGCTGAGTTATATGAATATTCACCAGAAAGGGTTCGACAAATAAAAGAAACAGCCTTAAGACGATTTAGAGTTTTAAATAAGGCTAAATTGTTAAAAAAATATTTAAATTAATATCAACTTTTCTCTTGTGATTTAATTTGGTAATGTCTATTTAAAAACGTTATATTTGCAATGAGCAAATAAACTAATTTAAATGAGACAATTAAAAATTACCAAAAGAATAACAAATAGAGATAGCGATTCTGTAGCAAGATATTTTAACGAAGTAAGCAAAATTCCTCTTTTAACTGATAAAGAGGAAGTTGCGCTTGCTAATAAAGCATCAAAAGGAGACGAGGCTGCATTAGATAAGTTGGTACAAAGCAATCTTAGGTTCGTAATATCTGTTGCCAAACAGTACCAAAATATGGGTCTTCCTTTACAGGACCTAATTAATGATGGTAACTTTGGGCTTATAAAAGCTGCAAAAAAATTCGACAATAGTCGAGGTTTTAAATTTATTTCTTATGCTGTTTGGTGGATTAGACAAGCCATAATGCAGGCTTTGGCTGAGCAATCAAGAATGATTAGAATACCCAGCAATCAAACATCTTCTCTAAATAAAGTAAATAAAACAATTTCTAAACTTGAACAACAACTAGAAAGAGAGCCTACCGACGAAGAAATTCAAGAATCTTTAAAAGAGTTTGAAAAAATAGATTTAAAAGTTAAAGAAATAAGAATGATGGGTGGAAGAACCACTTCTTTAGAGACTCCAGTAACACAAGATGATGGAGCTTTAACTCTTTTGGATTATATTCCAAACACTGATAGTGTGAGTCCTGATTTTAATCTAAACAAAGATTCTATGGCGTCTGATTTAGAAAAGGTTCTATCCAGATTGACTCCAAGACAAAATTCTGTTGTTTGTATGTATTTCGGTCTTTTTGGAAAACAACCAATGACTCTTGAAGAAATAGGAGAAAATCTTGACTTAACAAGAGAGAGAGTTAGACAAATAAAAGACGGAGCATTAAGGACTTTAAAATGTCGCGGTAACAGTTCTATTTTGAGACAATATTTTGATGCATAATGATATTGAAAAAATATTATTTCCAAATAAATTAAATGAAAACACTAAAGGTAAATCTTTAGATGTTGATTTTTTATTTACCAAAATATTTGATTTGGACAAAGAAACAACTAAGGTAAGTGTGTCGTATTTTTTATTAAATAAAAAAATTATTTTAGACGAAGAAAACACTTTTGAAAAAAATACAAAAGTAATGGTTGTTGGACATTGTAATGAAGAAAATTTAATTAATGTATGTTTTAATGACGAAGATTCAAAAAAATATTTCTGGATTAATTTAGATGATGTTCATAGTCCAGTTGTAGTTGATGAAATTTGGAGCTTGAGTGATGCAAAATTACATAATAAAGCAATAAAAGAAAAATGGACCAAAGAGAAAAGTATAGAAAAAGATTAATAGAAGATGAAATAAAAAACAAACTAAATAGGCTTAATAGAGAAAATAAAAAAAAAGAAAAAAGCTTACAGTTTGAATCTTATTTAGATTCTTTAAAAGACCATTCTACTGGGCTTATAACTTGGAAAAACAAAAGTGATTTACTGTGGGAAGGGTATGTTAATGATAAAAAAACATTTAAATTAAGTTTTGGAATACATAAATATAGCTTGTCATTATATCCAGGCGTTGAAGTTAGTGAAGAAAACAAAAAAGATAAAACGCCAAAAACAGCATTCGATTCAGATAGTTTAAAAAAACAAGCAGAAGCAATTGTAAAAAGATTTCCTAAAAAAAATGGAAAATCCTAAACAAAAATATAATTTTATTTCATTAATAAAAGAAAGAATTATTGATAAAACAGTAACTAGAATAGCTTTATCTCCTGATTTTGCTAAAAATTCTATCATAGAGTTGGGGGATGGGTTTGAAGTATCTGTTCAGGCGAGCATGTTTCATTATTCAACACCAAGAGAAACTTTTAAATCAAATAACGATTATTCAGAATTTGAGCTTGCAATTTTTAAAGACAATAATTCTATTGTTGTAATAAACAAAAACATCAGTTTTTATGATTATGGCATTATGGCACTAAAAGATGATTCTGGTACACCTTTTGAAATAGAAGAGTTAGAACATGAAAAATTATACGGTGTATATTGTTCAAATTCTGACAGTACTCCATTGGCCTCTTATGTTGGTGGAGAACAAATTGATGTTATTATTGACTTGTTAAGAGATGTTATTGTTAAGTTAAGAAGTAGAGTTGTTTTGTTTGAAAAAGTTAAAAAAGCAACATTTTATTCACAAAATTATTCTTATTTTTATAAACTTTAATGTTTAATTGTGTTTTTTTTCTTATTTTTGTAAAATGAAGTTAAAATTAGAAAAAGACATAGTCGCACTAGATTGCGAGTCAACCGGATTATCCGTATCAAAAGATAGAATAATTCAATTAGCTATTATTAAGTATTTTGCTGATGGTAGACCCCCTTTAAGAAGAGCTAGATATGTAAATCCCGGAATACAAATTTCGCAAGAAATAACAGACATTACAGGAATAACAAATGATATGGTTAGAAATGAGCCAATGTTCTCTAAAATAGCAAAAGGATTGCTTGAACTTATAGGTGATGCTGATATTATTACATATAATGGTAATAGATTTGACATTCCATTAATAATGGAAGAATTTGAGCGTTGTGGTATGCAACTTGATATGAGTGGAAGAAGATGTGTTGATGCATTGAGAATATTTCATCAAATGGAACCTAGAACACTTAGGGCTGCAGTTAGATTTTATTGCAATGAAAAACTTGAGAATGCTCATGATGCAATGGCTGACACTGAGGCTACAGTGCGAGTGTTGGAAGCTCAAATAGAAAGATATGAAGGTAAGGAATATGAAGATAAAGAGGGGAATGTTTTACCTTCTCCAATAGTAAATAATATACAAACATTGCATGAATTCGTAAATGATGCCAATGAACTTGACTTTCAAGGTAAGGTTAAATTAAACTCTGAAGGTGTTGCTTGTTTTACTTTTGGACAATACCAAGGTCAGCCGGTAGGAAAAAGCTTAGCATCAAATACAAAGTATCTTACTTGGATTTTAAATGGGGATTTTACGGCGGACACAAAAAGAGTAATAAGAAGATTGTTTAATGAGTTTAATGAACAAAATAAATAATCAGATTTTGTAAATGAATAGACTTTATGAAATAGGTGATATTGTTTATTTAAAAAAAGAAGGACCAAACCATCAATATGAAGTTGTTAGTGTTTATCCAATAGAAGCCAAAGAACAACATTTTATACTTAAAAGACTATTTCAGTTTGATTTAAATGATTTTGATAATCAAAATAGGCCCAGAATGTATGCTACTGAATATTTTTATCCACTTTCTTATGTTGTTGAGCGTAAGGTAATTTTTGAAAAATGCAATTTAAGTCAGAAATATTAAAAACTGGTAGAAATAAGTTTGACGTTGGTGATGTTGTTGTTAATAAAGGCGGTAATACGTATATGATTCATTCAATTTATAATGATTTTACTTATTCAATGATAAGCACAAAAAGTGATTCTATAAAAATTCCAATTGTAAGTGACAGTGGGTTTCGTGCTTTAACTATAAAGCGAATTGTGATTATGGAAAAATTAAATAAAAAACATGTTGTTGTTGACCCTATGACTGGAGAGATTAATTTAAAATATAATCCATTACATTTTCAAGAAGATTATTATTTATAAAGCATGAAAAACCAATATAACATAAAAAATAATTACAAAGAGAAAAGAAGGTACGTCGGCCAATTTCAAAATAAAGGTTTTATTCCTGTAAAAAAAGAAAAAATAAATTTTTCTATAGGAGATGTTGTGAAAATTAAAAAAGAAACTTGGATGAGAGGCGAGTATGTTATAAAGAAAATTTTTTATAATAAATACAATGAGTTAAAATACATTTTAAAAAGTAATAATGGCATTTATGTAAATGAATATGAACATTTTTCTTTTGAGATACAATTATTGCCTCTAACAAGGAAAGTTTTAATAGAGAAATGTAATAAGGAAACTATCAAATTTCAAAATGGTTCTCTTATTGTTTCTGGGGCCACCACAAATTCAACAACTCGAATATATATAGATGCTTTTAATGTCCTTCAAGAAGAAGTGGAAAAATTGCAGATTCTTCCTACTACGAGATTTAGGGGACGTTGGTAAGTAAAAAAGCCGGATATTTTCCGGCTTCTTATTTATTTGTTAAAATCAATTAATGTGTCTTTTAGTTCTGCGAGATGTATAATGGATTCATCCATATTTTCATTTACATGGTTTTCTATGTTATTTTTAAAGTCCATTAATACTTTTTCACTATCTTCATCAGGTCCTGAATTAAGGATTGAATTTATTAATTCTAAATTTTCTTTCTTTAAATCCTCTAAGTGATTAGCTTTATTTTCTTCTGTTGATAAAAGAATTTTTAATAATCCTTTTTCATTTTCATTTAAATGAGCGTATCTCTGATTAAAATTATTTACAGCTAAATTTGTTACAAAATTCCAAGAAAGCAATTTTGGATATTCTTCGCTTTCTTCTAATGTTTTTTCCGTTTCTACAGTTTTTTCTCTTAAAAGATGATTTAGAATAAAATCATAAGCTTGGTTAGCTTTATCTATTTCTGTAAATCCTTTTCTTAAGTTAGACTCAAGTAGAGTGTGTATGTGCTCATATAATTCTCCTTTACTTACATCCCCTTCTACGTGAGAATTTTCTAAAAGAGATATTCTAACATCTCTGTTTGAATCAATCACTTTTTCCCAACTAATCCCTTCTAAAAGTTTAATATTTTGCGCGATATATCTTTCCGCAAGTCTTTCTTTATCAAAATGACCCTCTTCAAGGTTCTTGAAAATAATATTTTGAATCTTAAGCGCTGGGTTTTTTTTGATATTTTGCAAAAAAGAATTTAATATTGTGGATGAATTTCCTTCGGCAACTAATTGTTTACCAGCATACTTGAAAATGGTATCTCTGATTGCGCCGTAATTAAGACTAATATGTTTCATGTTTATATTTTACAATAAATAGCTGATAAAAAGTTGATTTTGAACTTAATTTATAAGCCTACAGTTAAGTGGTTTTATGACTAATTTACAGGTTTGGATTTCTGTACTATCATATTCACAATCCCCAAAATCAACCAAAACTAAATCCTCAACCTCAACAACCCAGGTTCCAATGTCGGCTCCAACTGGGTCCAAATCTGTTATATTGAAATTAAATAGTGGCTGTTTGTTGTCTTTTAAAATTTGATGGTTTTTGCAAAATTCTATCATATTAAATAATCCTCTGGAAGCCGAAGGGCCTATTAGGTCAATAAATTCTAATGAAATGTCGCTCCAAACATAACAATTATCTTTGAGTATAAATTTTGGTTTATTTACATTCCGAACAGTAAAAGCCTCTATATTAAACATATGAGGAAATTCTACCATAAAACGATTATTTCTACGCGGTTCAGCATAAATTGGTACCAATCTAGGCGCATCTTGTTCTGGTCTAGGTGCTTTCTTAATAAACGTATTTATTATAATTGGTTCGCCACTAGCCATTAGTTATAAAATTAGAATAGCCACCACTTGTAAGTCCGGCAAAATTGTTGAAATTAGAATAGCCTCTGTTTGTCAATTCATTAACATTTCTAAAAGTCTTGCTTGTAAAAATATTGTACCCACCTGATGAATGTGCATATTTATATAATTTGTATTTTTCCATAATTACAATTCTTGTTTGTAAATTAGGGTTTATGAGCGATTCTGAACCAACAAAAGTTGAATATGCACATGTAGAATTAGGAAAAACGTTGCAAGCCATAGATTTTAGTTGGTATATATTTTTCTGTTATAATAATTCGCGTATCAACACTAGCCTCTCTTTTGGTAAAATAATTTGTTGAACCCCAAATTGAAAATGTTGTTGTTCCAGAAAATGTTTGAGAGCCATACACGCGAGTTTCGCCGGGTATTGTAAGTTCTGGTTTTTTGTATTTCTCCATTATAACAGCCCTGGTTTGAGCATTTTCATTTTTTACAGAAAAAACTCCTGTTGTTCCCCAAAATGTAGTTACTCCTGATATCATTATTTTTTAATTATATCATGAAGTTCTTCTTTTTTCATCTCATTTTTATCAATCATATCATGATAAATTTCTATTCTATCTTCAGTTAGATTAGATAAATTATATTTCTCTTTAACAAAATCATAAAGATTATTTGCTAATTTTTCTCTAAATTCTTTATCTTCTATAACTCTTTTTATTTGAGTGTACCAACCACCTTCGTTCATTGGTTTTGTAATCAATAGGCCTGTTTCATTGTTTTTTAATAATGCCTTATAGATTCCAAAGTCCTGAGCAATTAAAACCTTTTTGTTCATACCAGCTTCGATAATTTTTAACTCAGACTTAACTTCATTAAATGTATTATCTGTTAACGGCGCCAAACAAACATCACAATAATTATAATGTTTCCCATATTGAGTTAATGGAAGCGTCCATCTTCTTAAATAAGGTTCTTTAAGAATGTTTTCACCAAAATAAGGTTCGTTCTTATATCTTTTTAACCACTTATTGTATTCTGGAGAAATTATATTTGGATTATAGTTATCAGTGAATATTTCTTCAAATTTATTCCAAATAGTTTCAGCAGGAGTTATTTTTCTTGTTTGTTGAGTCCCATCAGGGTTCATAATTGTTACATGACCTCTTACGTCATATCCACACATTATAATTTGATATTTTCCTCTAATACTTTCATCGTTATGCAGCTTTTTCATAGATGGTTTTAAAAGTAAAAGGTCATGATAGTGAGAACTTCCTCCAATCCATGAAATTCTTACTCGGTCATCTATCTTTGTGTCTTCAGAAGCCCACATTTTACTTGATGGGTCTATACCGTTAGGCATTACAATTACGTTTTTATTATAAGCTCTAATATGTTTTGCAAAAACATCTGTAGTGGTAGTAACATAATCAGACAGTCTTAAAGTTTTTGTAATTTTTTCTGCAAGTTTTTCTTTTAAAGCAAGATTATACATAGGATGAGTTTCAGGCGGTGCCCAATAATCATCTAAGTCCATAACTAATATAACACCAGCAGCTTTAAGTTGTTTAAAAAATTCATCCATTTTTTCGTATGGACCAAGTTGTCTATGAAAGTGAATTAAATTAAATTGTTTAAAATATTCAACATCATTATAATCAGGCATAACATTTATTTCAACGTAAAAATCATCTGAAAAGTTTTTATCCATTTGTTGCGCCAACCATATTGACCTATAATGTCCAACACCTGCAAGGTCTGAAGGAGCAATTAAAATTCTGTATTGTTTTTTGTTTTCTGTCATGTTATTTGAATTGAATTTCCTGTGTTGTCTATTGTTATATTTGTAGTATAGTTGGTTGTGTCATAAAAAATTGTTCCTACCGAGCCTATGGTGATGTTTGATGAGCCTATATCTGTTCCTCCTATGTAATTTATGTAACTAGTTGGTGTGGTATGATATCCAATAAAAGAATTTACTGTACCGGTACCGTTTACAGTTGTACTTCCCCATAAATTTGATAAATCGAACTTCTTAACCTTTTCAAACATTACAACTCTTTCTTGTTGTTTCTTTTTCATATAAGCAACACTACATCCAAACGATACTATTATAACATTTTTAATATTGCCATTCTCATCTTTTTCTTTTTTAATTTCTTCAACTTCACAAGGAACCCATTCATTAGTTTCTGCTAAATAAATAGAGAATTCCATAGTATCAGAATCCATTCGTATTGTACCATCTTTAGGAAGTGATACGTAAGTTCCTACGCTTGTTGTTCCTGAAATCCATCCTGGATTGGCTATGTAAGGCGTAGTTGTTATTGTGTAGTCTGGAATTGTTGTGAGTCCATTACCGTTTGTAATATCTCCAATATAACCAGTATCGGTATTTGTTGTGGTTGCTCCTTGATAGTTTGCACTTCCAGATGTAAGACTACATACTGGTTCACCACATGTGGTTGATGTTTTACTTTCTATCGGCATTTTTTAATTATTTATTGTCAATGAAATCTTCAGCGTTTTTTTTGGCCTCTTGAAGTTTATCAATAAATTCAGTTGTTTCCACAACATCTTCAACTATTGTTTCAGGTACTAACTTTGCATTTTGTTCTTCTATTTGTTCTGCAATTTTAGCATCTAAAAAAGATACATTATAAACTTCTCCAATATTTAAATTTAAGGTTGAATTGTCAAAACTTTCATCAACATTTACATATCCTCTTCTTTTTTGAGAATCTAATGATGCTGTATTTTGTTCTTTACTAAGAGTAAATTGTCCAGGTTGTAAAATTACCCCTATTGACCCAGAAGATGATG